TAGACCAGTATTAGACTTATTAAAAGGAAATGTTATAATTGATCTGGATGATGTATTTTGAAATAATTACTAGATTACGATACAAGACACCTGATGGGTACACAGGATGGATAGTTCAGGTGAAATCTAAACCAAAGGAGACACATGGAAAAGAACTTGATGGGAAAGACAAGACCAGTAGAAAAACCATATGAGGTATGGGTCTGGAACTCTCCAGATGGATTATGGGAATGGAGAGTCTTGAAGAAGTGGCAGAAGCCATCCAAAGAAGCTGAAAATCCGTATGCTAGATGGTTTTGTGCAGTCATGAGTCCACATACCTATGGATCATGGGAATATGGGGATACATATGTCAGAGATGTCAAGCTAATGGCAACTAGAATCAGTCCTGAATAATATATGGACATTTACGTAGTAAAAGAGAATAAAGATGGGTAAAGGAATACTCAACAGAGGTACACAAGTACACCAGAGTAAAAAGAAGTACTCTAGGTTAAAGGTTGGTAAACTATATAATTGTGAGGATATAATGAGTGGAGGACATTTTGGACACTTCCAGAGTACACTTAAGAAACAAGTGGAATCCTTGAGAGAAGAACTTAGATTAAATGAACCAGAGTTCTCAGAGGATGTACTTGAGTTACTTAAGTATACACAGTTCATAATGGAGAAAACATCTAACTTGATGGATGAAGCTGATTGGCTATTCTCAGGTAACATAGATGAACAATCCTTTAAGGAAGGTACACAGAAGTACAGAAAGGAAATACTAACATTCACAGGTTAACCTAACAGGGGAGGATAATGCAAGGATTATCATATAAGGATTTAAAGGAGGAACATGGATTGTCAAACAAAAGGATACAAAGGTTAGACAGAGATGCACAGAAGATTCTAGGTAATGCTCTAATGATGATTGATGGATGTCTGAGATCAGATGAGGATTGTGAGTCTAAAGTGGGTACGTGTCTAGTGTATGTATCTATGGCAATGGAGATGCTTGAGAATAACTTTCTTGAAGCAGTGTCAGAAACCATACCAAAGGAGGAGTTAAATTGAATCTAGCTAATGAGCAAGAGAAAATTGAAAAGGAAATGAACTCTTTGGGCATTGATAGATACTACAAGAATATCAAGAGTGCTAAAAGGGGATCAGGAGAGTCTACAACTCTCTATGGTATTACTCTAATGAAGGAGGCTTTAGACTCAGTTACCAATGGGATCAAGGATTTCCTAGATGAAGCCTTGTCTGGTGGAGTAGGAAAGTATCAGAACTCTGCTTTAACACTTGGATTAATGGATTCAGAGATTTGTGCATACCTAACATTGAAGTATGCTATAGATGGAGTGTCTACCAGAAGTCCATTTACTCGTGTAGCCATGAAGTTGGCAGGTGCAGTAGAGGATCAGTTCAAGTTTGACTTATGGGATAGAGGAGATGAGTCTAAGAAGATATTCAGGAGAATCAAGAAGAAGGTAACCTCACGTACCAGTAATAGACTGTACAGGAGGTACAATATCATCAGAACCATGAGTAAAGTGGAGATGATAGACCATCCAGTATGGACAAAACAGGAGAAATTACATCTAGGTAGTAAACTAATAGATATTCTGATCCAAACTACTGGATTGATGGAAGTAAAGACTGTCCAGTTTGGTAGGAGTAGGAGAGTTATCTACATTCAGGCTAATAAAGCCACGTTATACTGGATTGAGAACGTAAATGAGGAAGGTGAAGGACTACATCCATACTTTTATCCATGTGTAATACCACCGAAAGACTGGAGTACACCTTTCAATGGTGGCTATCATACTGAAAAGATTGATGGAATCCCATTAATCAAGACTAGGAATAGAAAGTACCTACAGGAGATGGTTTATCACCATATGCCACTAGAGTATGGTGCTATTAATGCTCTCCAACGTACCAAGTGGGCAGTTAATAACAAAATACTAGATATTATACAGCAATGTTGGGCTACTGGTGAATCGTGGGCTAGTCTTCCACCACGAGAAGATTATAAGATTTTACCCTCTCCAGTACAGGGTAGTAAAAAAGATATGTCAGAGAAAGAATTAGACATGTTTATAAGGTGGAAAAAGAAGGCTACCCAAGTACACGATATGAATGCTAAGATGACGAGCAAGCGTATCCAGTTAGTACGCACTATAGCAATGGCTAAGAAGTTCCGTCAGTACAAAGCTATATATTTTGTGTACCAATGTGACTTTAGAGGTAGAAAGTATACAGTTAATTCCTTTCTAACACCTCAAGGCCCGGATTATGCCAAGTCTCTACTCCAGTTTGCAGAGGGATTACCTATTGATAATGAAGAACAGAGGGATTACTTTGCTGTACATGGTGCTAATGCATATGGATATGATAAGGTATCATTCAAGGATAGGGTAGCGTGGGTCTTGGAAAACACTGATAATATTGAACAATCAGCTAAATCACCACTAGATTTCAGGTGGTGGACTAAGGCAGATGAGCCGTGGACATTCTTAGCGTGGTGTATGGAGTGGAGAGAATTTAAGAAAGAGGGGTATGGATTCATGTCTAAACTACCAGTTTGTTTAGATGGGTCAAACAATGGTCTCCAACATTTCTCTGCTATGCTCAGAGACACCATAGGTGGAAAGGCTACAAACCTAACACCAGAGGTTGTACCACAGGATATTTACCAGATGGTAGCAGATGTAGTACAGGAGAAGGTACAAGAGGATGCTAAATCTGGAGTCCCATACTCTAAAGAGTGGTTAACCTTTGGTATAGATCGTAAGATCACCAAGAGACCAGTCATGGTAGTACCTTATGGTGGTACAAGGTTTAGCTGTAGAGAGTACGTAGAAGATGCAATGAACGATAGAATCCTGACTTCCAAAGTTAATCCTTTTGGAGACCATATATACGAAGGATCTCTATACCTAGCAAAGCATGTTTGGGATGCGATTAGTGAAGTGGTGATCAAGTCTCGTGAAGCTATGGCGTGGCTTCAAGATATAGGTAGGAAGATGGCAGACAAGAATCTACCTATTACATGGGAGACACCTTCTGGATTCGTGGTTCAACAAGTGTATTCCAGCATGAAATCCAGAAGGATCACCACACATATAGACAATGTACTGATTAAACCTACGATACTGGAGGAGACATCTAAAATAGATCGTAGGAGAACAATTAATGGAGTATCACCTAACTTTGTACACAGCATGGATGCTACTGCCTTGACATTGACTATCAATAAGTGTATAATGGATGGTATAAACAATTTCTCGGTAGTACATGACTCATTTGGTGTACACGCACACTATGTACCAAAGTTAGCAGATTCTATACGAGAGTCTTTCGTAGAGATGTATTCTAATACTGATGTATTGGATAATTTCTATGAAAACGTGGTGGATGTGATTCCAGATTTGGAAGACCCACCATCAAAAGGAGAACTAGATATTTCAGGAGTCTTAGCTTCTAAATACTTCTTCTCGTAAAATGTGGACATTCTTGTAATGACCATAACTATTAACACACACAAAAGGAGTAATATGGCAGGAAAGTACCTAGTAACACCAGTTGGTGAATTTGAGTATCCTCATATACTAGTTGCTGACACTAGGCATAAAGCTGAAGGACTGTACCACGTTAAAGTGAACTTGAAGGATAAGGAAGCAGACACTCTCCAAGAGATGATTGACAATGCTCATGATACTTGGAAGGAAAAATGTCTTGTTGACAATCCAAAAGGGAACTGGACTGAGTGGAAACCTTATAAGAAACTTACTGATGACTCAGGTATGGAAGCAGGAACTCAGTTCCACTTCAAACTCAAGGCATCAGGAGTTAATTCTAAGAATGGTCAGGCATTTACTCAGAGACCTGTGGTAGTTGGGCCGGATAAAGCTCCATTACCTCATACTCTGAAGGTTGCTAATGGTTCATTAGGTAAAGTTGCCTATGAATTAGGGCCATACATGCACGGTCAAGCTCTTGGTATACAGTTACGCCTACGTATGGTACAAGTTCTCAAGGTGATTGAGTATGTACCTCAAGCTAACGTAGATGATGTATTTGGGGTTGAAAAGGACTATGATCCAATAGCAGAGGATACCAATATCTTCAAAGATGAAGGTGATGCGTTCTCTTCTAGTGATGAAAAGTCCAGTGACTTTTAGATCCGGTCTAGAGCAACGGATAGCGGACAACTTAGTAGAGCACAAATGTAAATTTGAGTATGAGCCAATGTCCGTTGCTTATACCGTACCTCATAAGTACACTCCAGACTTTGTATTAGATAATGGAATCATTATTGAAGCAAAAGGATTCTTCAGAAGAGAAGCCCAGAGGAAACATAGGGAAATAAAAAAGCAACACCCTGAATTAGATATAAGGTTTGTTTTCTCAAATGTCAATCAACGAGTTCAGGGTTCTTGGTTAACATGTGCTAAGTGGTGTGAAAAATATAATTTTAAATATGCAGAATTAGATATTCCAAAGGAATGGATGAAAAATGTCAAAGAGAAAAAAAACTAATTATATAATAGTTCACTCAACTAACACAAAACCTAATGAAGACCTAAGTGCTAGAGATATTGACGAAAGACACAGGAAAAGAGGACTACTTAAGATTGGATACCATTTTGTAATTAAACGAGATGGTACAATAGAACTAGGTAGACCACTCTGTGAGATAGGAGCACACTTACACGAGTATGATGACCAATCCGTAGGTATTTGTATGGTAGGAGGACAAAATACTAGAGGTGTACATGCTCCAGACTATTCTGCCCAACAGCAAGAAGCACTATTTGTACTCATCAAAACATTAAAACTAACGTACAAGGATGCAAAGGTTGTTGGGCATTCAACTTTAGATAAAGTAGAGTGTCCATCGTTCAATGTAGTAGAGTGGTGGGATATTAATAAACAAATCAGTTTAGAACTCAGGGGATATTATGGAAAGACACGTAGATAGTAGAACAAGAAAAATAACAACTTCAGATGATGATGAATTACAAGAGTATTACAAGTTACAATTCAAATCTATCAATGGAGTGTCAGAACACTGCTCCTTTGTAGAAAACTCGTTTGAAACCTCTTTTGAAGGGGAAGGACTTCAAGCTGTACTAGATAATGTATTTGACTTTCTCAAGAAAGCAGGGTATACCTACATTGGAGGTATGGAAGTTACTAGTAAAGATGGACAAAAGAAGTGGGTAACAAATGGAATTAGAACATGAAGACAGCGAATTTATCCAACATGAACCATGTCCTAAATGTGGGTCTAGAGACAACCTAGCTCGATATACAGATGGACATGCTTACTGTTTCGGGTGTGAGTATAGAGAAGCAGGAGGAGAACAGAAAGTAGTAATTAATAAAGGGGATAATAATATGAGTTTTGTAGATGGTGAGATAACGAACCTCAATGCTAGAGGAATTACTGAAGAGACTTGTAGGAAGTGGGATTACAGAGTAGGTGATGTCGGAGGACAACCTGTTCAAGTAGCTAACTATAAAGACTCTAGCGGTAATCGTGTAGCACAGAAGATTCGTTTTAAGAATAAAGATTTCCATGTTAGAGGAGATATAAAAGAAGCAGGGTTATATGGAGAACACCTGTGGTCTGGTAAAGGTAAGAAAGCAGTTGTATGCGAAGGTGAAATAGACGCTCTCTCAGTTTCTCAGGCTCAAGGTAATAGGTGGCCTGTATACTCTGTCCCAAGTGGTTCAGCAGGAGCTTCTAAAGCTATCCGTAAGAGCATAGAACTACTTAATGGGTACGAAGAGATCATCTTTTGTTTTGATAGCGATGATCCCGGTGTAAAAGCCTCTAGAGAATGTGCTCAAGTATTGCCTCCGGGTAAAGCTAAGATAGCAAAGCTACCCATGAAAGATGCAAATGAAATGCTCAAGAATGGTAGAGTTAAAGAACTAGTAGACTGCCTATGGCAAGCTCAAGTCTACAGACCAGATGGTATTGTCAATGGTGCAGACTTGTGGGATATAGTTAGTGCTGAAGATTCTATGGCATCTTGTGAATATCCATATGCAGGAATAAACAAAAAGACTCTTGGAATGAGGAAAGGAGAGATTGTTACTGTTACTGCTGGTGCAGGGATAGGTAAATCTCAGGTATGTAGAGAGTTAGCAAACCACATTCTTAACCAAGAGGAGACTCTAGGCTACATTGCACTAGAAGAGTCTAACAAAAGAACTGGTCTCGGATTTATGGGACTATACTTAAATAAACCTCTTCACTTAGGTAATATAGAGGTAACAGATGAAGACTTTAAAGATGCATTTGACCATACTCTTAATACTGGTAGGATATTTTTATACGATCATTGGGGTTCACTTGAAGGTGATAACCTTCTTAACAAGATACGGTACATGGTTACTGCTTGTGGTTGTGGTTTCATTATT